GGGTAGGCCGTTGGCTTTTGTGAATTCTCCATATTTGGTCAGATTGTCAGGCACTTCGACATAGCCAACCTCACCCAAAGCGATTGCAATTGCCTGGGGTGCTGTGCCGTTAGGATATGACGTGTTCTGCATTTGTACACTCCCAACGTTTTAGCTCATTGAGTAACAATTCTTCATGACCACATTCTGGCATTGGAGCAATAAAAGCGTCATCTACAGAATCATACGTATAACCTATTCCTGCATAATTAAAACGAATGTTTGCATTGTATGAAGTGCGTTTGCAAACTTGTCCTCTAAAATTGCCGTACCAAGTTTCCGTGTCTAATCCCTCAATCAATTCGGTTTCGTCAACGCCGACAATAACTTCCGTAACAATGTTTGAGTTATCTAAAAATGCGTAGTGTGCCATTATGCCCAGCTCACATTTCCGGTGCCAGCAGTGATTGTAGTTACTTTGTAACCGCCGGAAGGTGCTGCTGTTGATCCAGTTAATCCACCGCCGATTGTGATTGTCTTAGTATCAGGATATTTCATAATGACAATTCCTGAACCACCATTGCCGCCGTTGAGATAACCACTTCTAGAGCCACCACCGCCACCGCCTGTGTTAGCTGTACCCGCTGTACCACTACCGCCATCGCCGCCCTTACCGCCACCGCCTGTGCCACCTGCGCCACCTGTTGAATTAGCTCCACCGCCACCACCACCGCCGCGTGTTACCGCACTGCCAGTAATGTTTGAAGATAAACCATTGCCACCAGCTCCACCAACACTGCCCGAAACATTTGCTGATCCTGCTGCACCAGCACCACCACCACCTGCGCCGCTATAAGCTGCGCCTGTTTGTGCTCCACCTGCATTACCTTGACCAGAAGGAGATGCAGCGCCGCCAGCTCCACCGTTATAAGCTCCACCGCCACCTGAGCCGCCAGCGTTTCCAGCGGTGTTTTCTCCACCACCACCACCGCCAGCTGTAGATGTAACGGTTGAAAATACTGAGTTGTTTCCATTGTTACCAACATTTGATGTACCTGCGCCACCGGCGCCAATAGTCACTGTGTAATTTGTATTTGGTAAAATAGTCAATGTGTTGGTTTTGTAACCACCTGCGCCACCACCACCGCCCACAATTTGACCACCACCACCTGAACCACCACCTGCAATGACTAAATATTCTACTGAGACGGTTCTTTCATAATTTTGAGAAGCAACAATTCCTAGGATCAGTGGCATCAGCTCACATCGCCCACGACTGTGAAGGTATTGCTAGCTGTGCAGATAATTGTGCAGGCAGAGTAACGGGCGCGCAGAGTTGGCGCTGATGCAGTTGCACCTGTCGATGTAATCGTGACTCCAGCGCCTTGCGCCAAGCTAGTTAAGCCGACACCGATTGATTGAAGATTGATAATGTTACCCGCAGCAAATACTGATGGCGGCACTGTAACTGTCACAGCTGATGCATTTGATGTCGTGACTAGCTTGCCCAAGTCTGCGGCTACCAGTGTGTAGGTAGTGCCAGTCTGTGCGTTAAATGAAAGTGTGGTGTCATCCTGTTCAGTCCAGGTAAAGTCTAAATCTGTGCCTGATGCCTTTGATAGCACCTGGCCAGTAGTGCCACCTTTAAGATCAACGAATGATGTGTCCGGCCCACCTAAAGCGGTGCGAATTGCGGCTGCGCCATCTTTAACCAGGTCGGTGTCCGAAGGTACTGTCCAGCCAAAGTTTGTAGTAGTAGTTGGCATTTCTTCTCCTTATGCCACGATAATGGCTTGATTCCACTCTAGTGTATTATTTAATGTGTTCCATGTCTCTGCGACACTTACATCATCCCACTGCATTGATTGCAAGCTGAAGGCTGTAGGTGACACATTAAGTGTGAGGTCTAGGCGGTTATAGCCTGCCCTAAATGTCCAGCCTTCGACAAATCCCTCGAATCTGCCATCGACCATATTGGGTGGCAAATCGGTAATGTCCACAGCCATGCCCATAAACACATTGAGAAGCGAATCTCGGTCGCTGTCATCGAGTTCAGCATTGCCCAGGGTGAAGGTAATCGACTCAAATACATCTTGCGGGTAAGCTCGAATCCCTAAATAAAATTCTGCCTGGGCTTCGGCATCATAACCATGTTCCAGTGATGTGGCGATGTTTTCGGCCTGCGATCCATATTGGTCAATTGAGGATTGGTCTAAGGCTGATTCTTGCTGGCCATTTTTATAGGTGATGGTCACGCTATTGCGCAAATCCCCCAGGCGGCGAATAGTGCGAATCCCACGCGATAGGGCATGGTTGCCGCTTAGCATCGTGTAGCCATTGTCGGCCAAGTAAGTGCTGCGGTGGGTTGAGTCTGCATAGCCAATTCGGCCTTGAGCATCTTCATATAGGTAGCCCAACCCCGAAGTGGCCAAATCTGCCACAAGCGAATACATATCAGTGGTAGAGCTAGAACGCGCTGCCAACTCATAACTGCCAGGTCGGTCAATTTCGCCGAGCCCTGAATTCTCTGCATTTGCCCATGTGGTAGTCGGATCATAAGTTGCCCAGGTAAGTGCGGCGGGTACTTCAGCCCAGGTGTTGAATAGTGCTTGGCTTAGAATCGTGTAAATCTGATTGCCGTCAAAATCTTTCGATAGAACTCCATCAGTTAAAGTCTTAGGCAGTTTGGACAAAGCGCCTAGAGCTGTAACGCGGATAGTCTCATTGATGCCGCCTGTGCCAGTGCTGGCCACCTCGACACTGGAATCAGTCACAAAGCCGCCGAATATATCTACATATGTGGCAGTCGAATCTTTGACTTTAATTGATAGCCCATCATTGACATCGATGGTCACTGGGGTCAGATTCAGATTGATGATTTCGATGCTGGCATATCCTGCACGCGGCTGGCTGTAAATATCTGTGCGGCCTGATACCACTGTTAAAGTGGAAAGGGTTATGTCTGTGTAATCCACTCCGTTGATTTGTAGCTGCCATTCGGGTGTCCACTGGGTCATAGCTTGTACGCCTGCGCTCCTAGACCGCCACGATAATAAGAAGTGTTGATGACATCGACCACCGCACGCGCTACGCCTTCAGGATCACCAGCCACGCCGATGTTCACATTGTTGGTCACATAGCTTGCAGGTGCGCCACCCAGGGTGGCAGTAGGTGTGAAGGTTTCAGGTCGGTATCCCGCAGGTGCGCCACCGATAGTCACTGTGGGTACGAGTGCCTGCGCCCTTGCAGCTGAAGCCGATGCGGCCGCTGCTCCTGATGATGCACCGCTAACTGATGGCATCGACATCGATGGAGCGGATGGGATAGAAGGTGCTGATACTGATGCGCTGGAGATTGATGGGGTGTTGAGTGTTGGCTTGTTAATTGTCGGAATGTTAGGCAAAAGCGGCACTGCGTTATAGGCGCGGATAAGAGCATTGATTCCATCGATCGCGCCGCCGATAAGGAAGTTGATGGCTTTGATGACTCCAGCGATTACATCAATGACACCGCCTGCAATTTTGCCGACTACCTGGAGCGCTCCACCTAATACTGTGCCGATGACTGGCGCAAGGTACTGGGCGATGTAGCCGCCGAATTCCTTGAAAGTGTTTAGGTTATCGCCGATAGCATTTTTTACATATCCAAATGCTTTAAGTAGGCCATTGATGATTGGCGTGAATACATTGACGATGATATTGCCCAGGGTGGTAATTGCCCCACCGATGCCGCCTTTGTCTAGGCCAAAGCCACTGGACATTGCATTGATTGCGGGCAGTGCAATTTGGTTGATGAACTTCATCAGCTTTTCCAGGATAGGCAAAAGCGCAAAGCCGATAGTCTCTTTGGCTTCATCGAAAGCAATTTGCATCCGAGCGATACGGCCTGAATAGGTGTCAGCATTTGCCGCAGCTGCGCCGCCAAATAAATCTGTAAGTCTGCCCTGCACCTGGGTGAATGACATGGTTTTAAGTTCGGCAGCTGATAGGCCTATGCCTAATCTGCCCAGTGCTGTGGTGTTGCCGTCATAGGCTTTGCCCAGGCTATTGGCCACCGCTTCAAGTGGTTTGCCTGTAGCTGTCGATACATCCATTGCGATCTTAAGCAAATCCTGCGCTTTTTTGACATCGCCTGTCGATAGCGCAAGGCGCTGCAAGGCTGGGCGCAGTTCATCATCTGCCACACCAGTGGCCAAAGATTGCTGCAAGATAAACTGTTCAGTGGCGGCGATTGCGCCCTCTGTAGCCCCTGTGGCGTTCTTTAGAGCTAGGGCAAGCTGTGTCTGTGCCTTTTCATCCTCGATGGCGGCTTTGACCCCATCCACGCCGATTTTGATGGCGTAAGCGCCAGCGGCAGCGGCCGCAGCTACTAGGGCAGCGCCGACTACCTTGCCAGCCTTTGATACCTTATCGCCGAAAGTCTCCACATCAGCTGTGGCGGCCTTGAGTGACTTGTTGAGGTTATCTACATCGCCGAGAATGGATAGCTTGAGCGTTCTACTTCCTGCCATTAATCGAACCTCTTAACTATCTCGGAGAATCCTTCTTCCCACCTCTTTACGATTTCAGGCTGAATACTGCGCAGAGTTGGATAAATCCACCATCCACGCGAACCGCGACCCTCACGACCACTCCATACTGGGAACTGCTTATACTTATTCGAGCCAAATTCTGCCCCGCCCCAAAGGTCGCGTGTGGTTGCACCACCGCTGAACTTTTGCGCCGCGAACCCGTATGAGATTTCGCCGAACTTGGATGATTTAGA